ATTAACTTCTATAGAAGTACACGATCTTATTTGTGAAATTGCAAGTGTTGTTGTCGTCGGTGGCGTTCGTAGAAGTGCTCTCATCAGTCTTAGCAATCTATCAGATACCAGAATGCGCAATGCCAAATCTGGTGAATGGTGGAATACAGAACCTCAAAGAAAACTTGCAAATAATAGCGCAGTATATACAGAAAAACCAGACATGGAAACCTTTTTAGATGAATGGGTCTCTTTAGTTAAATCTAAATCTGGTGAACGTGGAATATTTAGCCGCGCAGCTTCTCAAAAGCAAGCAGCCAAGTGGGGTCGTAGAGATCCTAATGCTACGTATGGTTGTAATCCATGTTCCGAAATAATTCTCTTAGATGGTGAATTTTGTAATTTAACAGAAGTTGTAGTTCGTTCTACTGATACATTAGAAGATTTGAAACACAAAGTTCGTATTTGCACTATCTTAGGAACATATCAATCAACAATTACTAATTTTGACTTTATAGATCCTGAAGTTAAAAAGAATTGTGAGAAGGAGAGGTTGTTAGGCGTATCTATGACTGGAGTTATGGATCATCCAGTATTAAATACTGTTTCTGAAAAATCAAAACAATGGTTAAATGAATTACGAGAATATGCGAGAGAAATTAATAAAGAATGGGCCGCATATTTCGATATCAATGAAGCTGCAGCAATAACTTGTAATAAACCTTCAGGTACTGTTGGACTTTTAACTAATGTAGGTACTGGAGGATTACATCCTCGTTTTTCACAATATTATATTCGTACAGTACGCCAAGATAATAAAGATCCCATTACTCAATTCCTAAAAGAGCAAGGGGTATATAACGAACCCGCTCAAAAAGCTGAAGATCATACGACGGTTTTCTATTTTTTAGTTGAAGGTCCAAAGAAAGCAATCTTTAGAGATGATAGAACAGCAATCCAACAGTTAGAACATTGGTTGATGTTCCAGCGTGAATGGTGTGAGCATAAACCCTCCATTACAATTTATGTTAAAGATACTGAATGGTTGGAAGTTGGAGCTTGGGTATATAATCATTTTGATGAGATATCTGGAATTTCACTTTTACCTTTTTCCGATCATATCTATCAACAAGCACCTTTCATTCCATTAACTAAAGAAGAATTTATTGAATGGTCTAAGAAAACTACTTCTCATATTGATTGGTCTAAGTTTGTAGAGACTGATGATCAAACTGTCAGTAGTCAAGAACTCGCCTGCAGTGGTGGAACATGTAGCATATAGGAGATATTCAAATGCCAAAAGATTTTACTAAATGTGTAAAAAGTGGTGGTAAGGTTCGTACAATAACACCAAAGAAAGGAACTTATATTCATGTGTGTTATGATGCAAAAGGATCTCATACTGGAGAAGTTAAAAAGACGAAAAAGAGTAAAAAATGAGCGAAGTAATAGACAAACCAAATGCTCATCAAGATATTGAGATGCAGTTTGATAGACTGACTCAAATACTTGATGATTTATATAATTGTGCTGAGAGTAATCTTGGTCAAAGGCATTCTGTAACGTATAGAGCGTTTAAAGCTACTTTATATTTACACGCTTTGAAATGCGATATTAAGGCGGAGAAAAAAGATGGATGAAGAAGTTGGAGAAAATAAAACTTTTGAAGTAGTAATAATGAGGCCTGAATATCATCGTATACAGACCGCAGGCACAATTTACGATGTTGAAAGACATTTTAAAAATATGTTAAAAAATACCCTAGACACAGATAAAGTTGAACCTCGATTGCTTTCTATTAAAAAAGTAAAAACCGTATAATCTTGACATAATAAATTTTATATGGTATAGGCGAACAATGTATAATTTTTCGTCTATATCTGATGTTAATAGAAAGAGAATCAACACCTTCCGAAAAAGCTAAAGAATATACGCTTACCGAAAAGCAATCTTTAGTTTTCATGACAGATGCCAACGAAGTTTTTGCTGGGGGCGCAGCCTCTGGTGGTAAAACTTTTGTAAATAAAATGTTGGCTATAACTGTTGCTGAACAAGTCCCTGGCGCTCAGATCGCTATTTTACGTAACACAAGTAAAAACTTAAAGAAAAACTACTTCCAGGGAAATGAATCAATTCCAAGTATTTTATACGAAAAAATAAAAGAAAAAAAGGTTGTTGTAAATTATACAGACATGATTGTTACTTGGGTCGAAACTGGCTCAGTTATTCACTTCATGCATGCTGAACATATTGAAACAACAATAGAAAACTTACAAGGTCTTGAATTGGTTCTTGTCATTATTGACGAAGCAAGTCTTATTCATAAAAAAATTATAAATCATTCTAAAACTCGTTTACGTGTTGGATCGCTTAAAATAGAAAGCGATTTCTGGAAAGCTAGATTGCCTAGATTACAATTAACTAGCAACCCTGGAGGTATCTCTCATAATTATTTAAAACAACGCTATATCAATCCTTCTCCCCCTGGTACCGCATTTATTGATGAATTTGGTAAAAAACTTTTATTCGTTCCATTTGGAGCGCGAGAAAATCCTCATATTGATTATGAAGCTTACGAACGAGAACTTCGTTCCACAGATGATCCAGTAAAATATGCCCAATTAGCAGAAGGTGATTGGGATGCAGGAGGGGCAACATTTTTTGGTGATGCATTTAAACGTACTAAAAATGTTATTCCAGATTTTGTTGTTCCTGAAGATTGGAGAATTTATAGAACTTATGACCAAGGGTATAGTTCTCCGTTTGGATTTGTAATATTGGTTAGAGTTAAAGGACAAAACACAATAAAAATGGCCGATGGAACTACCAGAACTTTTCCAAATGATTCTGTAATAGTTTATCGCGAATGGTACGGTTATAACGGCAAAGATATGAATGTGGGACTACGTTGGGTGCATGAAGATATTGCCGATATGATGAAAATAAAAGAGGAGGAATGGGGATTAGCAGGACGTGTTAGGCCTGGAAGAGCTGATTGGAAACTTTGGGAAGGCGAAACGAAATTACATGATACAGTTTATTCAAAACGTGGCATTCGATTTGTTAAGGCTGATAAAGCTAAGGGAAGTCGTGTTGCTGGAGCGCTTAAAATGAGAAAACTTATGTTTGCGGCTCATGATGAATATTTGGAAAAACCAGCATTATTTTTTGTAGATAAATGTGTTCATTGTATTGCGACAATTCCAGAACTTCCTACAGATCCAGATAATCCAGACGATGTTGTCACAGAAGGTGTTCCAGATCACTTATATGATGCCATTCGTTATGAGGTAGCATCTCCAACAAGGCAGGCTTTCTACGGAAAGGTAACAGGTCTTTAATCTTGACAATTTTGCAAATTAATGATATAGGCGAGGAATATTTTATAGGACTATATCATAATGCCAATTAATTCTGAACATCCAGATTATACCCAAAACAAAGATATTTGGGAAAAATGTATAGATTTTTATAACGGCGAAGAAGCTGTAAAAGCTGCTGGTAAAAAATATGTCCCTCCATTATCCGGTCAAACTTCTGATAAATATAACGCCTATGTAAATCGTGGACCCTTCTTTGGAGGCGTTTCACGTACTGTGTCTGCTCTTGCTGGAGCAATTTTTAGAAAAGAACCTTCTATAAAATTAGACAAATCTGTTGAATATTTGCGTAAAGATGCAACAGGCTCAGGAATGTCTTTAACAGAATTAGCTATTGCAGCGGTTGTTGAAATTCTTAAAACTGGACGTGTTGGAATATTAGTTGATATACCTGAAAAAGGTGGACTTCCATATTTAGTTCTTTACAAATCATTAGAAATAAAAAACTGGGATATGGAATCTGACGATCATTTTGTTGTATTGGAAGAAAATAGTTTTAAAAGAAATGAAAAAGATAAATTCGTTTTAGAAGCAACTACATCATATCGAGAACTTAAGCTTACTAATGATGAATATGAAGTTGTTGTATGGAAACAAGCTGAAAAAAATAAAAATAAATATGAAGCAACTCCAGCTATAAAACCTGATCAACGTGGAAGACCTATGGGCTTTATGCCATTTTGTATAGCTTCACCGACAGGCTTAGATTATATAGTTGATCGACCACCGATTTTAGATATGGTAAATGTTCTTGCTGCATGGTGGAAAGTTTCAGTTGACCATGCTCATGCCATCCATACAATATGTGTTCCTACTCCTGCAATTATGGCAGATATAGATGAACAAAATTTTACATTAAAACTTGGACCTGATGCAGTAATTATTTTACCTTCTGGAGCAGATGCAAAATTTTTAGAGTTTACAGGCCAAGGATTAAGTGAAGTAACTAAAAAACTTGATACTTTAATGGACATGCTCGCAGCTCTTGGAGCAAGATTAATTACTAATACTGGTAATAAAACTCTTGTAGAAACTGCAGAAGGTGCTCGTATTCGTGAATCTATGAGTACTGCCGTATTAGGTAGCATTATAGCGTCCGTAGAATCTATGCTTCAAAAAGTATGTGATTGGTCTGCAAGTTGGGTTAGTGCTGAATATGAATCTTCAGAAATCAAACTGAATAAAGAATTAGTTAGCGCAAATATAGATCCTAATATGGTTACAGCATTACTTAATGCGGTATTGGCCAATAAATTAAGTTTCGATTCTTTTTATCGCGCATTAGAAGAAGCAGGACTTACAGATCCTGGCGTTAGTGTAGAAAATGAAAAAGAACGAATTTCTAAGATGGTCAAGGACGCTGCATTAAATCCTCCACAAGCACCTAAACCAAATAATCAACCTACCTCTTGACAAGATAATAATTATATGATACATGGAAAAATATTGTAAATAAAAATTGACTTTAGGAGTCTTTAATGGTAAGCGGATTTTCGGGCAAGGCCCAACTGGTAATGGTAAAACGTCCTATAGCATACGGTGCTGATGGAGACGGAGATGGAGATGGTGATGCAGGGAATGGTGATGCTGGTAACACTGGAGCAGATATAAACACTCTATTGAATGATCCAGCTATTCAAGCAGCTATTCAAGCTAGATTAGATGAAGAAGTTGCAGGTTTAAAAAAGAAAAACGATGAGTTGATAGATAAGCAGAAGAAAGCTAAAGATCAACTTAAACAGTATGAAGGTTTGGACGTTGATCGTCTTAGAACACTTCAAAAACAACTTGAAAATGATGAAGAGATGCGTCTTCTATCTGAAGGTAAAGTTGATGAAGTAGTTACTAGACGAGTTGAATTACTGAAAAAAGATTACGAACAACAAATAGGTAATCTTACCAATATTATTTCAGGTCACGAAACGACTATCAAAGGTAAAGATGAGAAACTTCGTGAATTGATTGTAGATGGCGCAGTACGTGAGGCATATATCTCACTGGATTTCGAACCTGCTGCCATGGATGATGTAATCCGAACCGCACGAGATATTTTTATTCTTGGAGAAGATGGCAAAGTCATTCCGAGAAATAAAGAAGGTGCGATTATATTTAGTAAAGATGGAAAAACTCCAATTGATGCTAAGGGCTGGTTGGAAACTCAAGCTGATCGTAAGCCATATTTGAAGAGAACTTCAAAAGGTGCTGGCGCTCAAGGAAGTAAAGGTGGTGCAAGTACGCACGATGCAACTACTTCCGTAGGTCAAATTGCGAACGGTTTGAAAAAATTAGGTTTCGAGTAAGAAGCTGGTAAGTCTAGGTTGGGTTAGGCCCATACACAGACGTTAACGTTAATGTATAGGTGTCTAATTCAACTTAGGAGTAATTTTACATGGCATCACAAACTCTTGTACAAGCAAAACTGTTTATTAATAATGAGATTGTCAGCGGCGTAGCCCAAGACATCATTACAGTAAACCCTATTTACAACGTATTGCCCTTCGATGGTTATGATGGTCAAGCCGTATTAGTAAACCGTGAAGTAACATTGGGTGATAGTGAAGTTCTGGCTGTTGATACTACTATCAGCGCTAAAGCTGCCGCTACATTCACTCAAGCATCATTCACTGCTACTCGCTTAATCGGTGACGTAGAACTGGATGAATTGGTAGCTATTCAAAGCCAAGGTGGTGGCGTGGATCAAATGGCAATTGAAATTTCTTCAAAGGCCAAATCTATCTCTCGTCTATTCCAAACTGGTATGGCTACTGGTACTGGTACTTCTCCGCAGATGAACTCTTTCCACAGTCTGTGTGATTCTACTCAATATACTACAGCTACTGGTGGTACAACTTCTCAAGCTTTATCTTTTGCTCTATTAGATGAATTGTTAGATCTTGTAACTGCTAAAGACGGTGAAGTTGATTTCATCATGATGGCTCAACGTACAATGCGTTCTTATAAAGTGTTGTTACGCGCATTAGGTGGAACTCCTGCTGACTGGGTTGTTACTTTTCCTGATGGACGTACTACAATCAGCTACGAAAATATTCCAGTATTCAAAAACAACTATCTGGTTGTTCTGGAAACTGCTGATGGTGCCGCTCTGACTGGTGGTACAATGACTTCAGCATGGGCTGGATGCTGGGATGACGGATCTCGTAAAGTAGGTGTATCTGCTATTCACCCGGTTGCTGCCCCAGCAGGTATCAGTGTTAAACCTGTAGGTGCAATGGAAACTAAAGACAGCATGCTGTTCCGTGTAGTTCAGTACGCTAATCTGGTTAACTACAACAGACGTGGCTTAGCTCGTTTAACTTCTCTTTCTAACTAATATCAGAGCAATTCTGATGTGCATAACCGCCCTTCGGGGCGGTTTTTGTTTGCTATTGACAATTATTTTTTTATTAGAGAAAATACAATCTTTTTAGTCTCCTAGAAGTTATTTATGCCTATCTTTGATTATTCTTGTTCGAATTGTAATACCAAAGAAGAGCGCATGGTAAAAAAAGCTGAAGATCCTCAGTTTTGCCATAAGTGCTTGTCTCCATTGAAAAAACTCTTAAGTACTCCGGCCTTTATATTGAAAGGGTCTGGATTCACCAATAGCGGAACATTTGCCAAATCTAAAAATGGTCCTAATTTGGATCAGGAATTGTTGCGCCTTCCAGACAAAGAACTCAATAAAGAATTAGGCCTGCCGGAGGATTGCGAATAATGGGACTTTTCGCATTAGAAAACTCTAACGATACAAAAGAACTTCTCGAAGCTGCTATTGCAAACATCGATTTGTTTGTATCAGAAAATCCAGATAACCAATTTAATTATTTGTTAATTACGTTCGCTAAACGACAAATATTAGAAGTTGTATTAAAACTGCAAATTAAGGAAGCTATAAAAAATGACAACGAAAGTTACCATAGAGGCTAATTGCTCAGATCAAATTGAAGTTGAAGTAATTCTTACAGACGATGGAGAATTAATAGACAGTGATATTCTTCAAAATGGAGAATCTTCCGAATATTATGTTTATGATAAAAGAGCTGTTTACATAACGGAAATTGAAAAATGACACCACAACGCGCCTATGAATTAGAAGTTAATCCAAAAGCTCGTTTAACACAAATTGAACTTGATCAAGGTTGGCATTTTTGTGCTGATTGGGATTTTATGTTAGTTGGTCCTGATACTCCTGAATGGGAATGTTGTACTTGTATTATCAGAAGGTTGTATGAAAAAACCAAAAATGGATTAAATTAATAATGCGATTTTTTCTTGATTGTGAATTTAATGAATTTAAAGGTGAATTAATTTCTATGGCTTTAGTATCTGAATATGATCACGAATGGTATGAAGTATTGCCGTGTGAGAATCCTGGATCTTGGGTTAAAGAAAACGTAATTCCTATCTTAAATAAAAAAGAGATATCATTTAAAGAATTCACAAAAAGCTTGCAGAATTTCTTATCTCAATTTCAATCAATACATATCATAGCAGATTGGCCAGAAGATATAGCCCATTTCTGTAATTCGCTTATAACTGGACCAGGATATAGAATTAATACTCCACCATTAACAATGGAAATAATACGAATCGATGCACCAAGTAAGTTACCTCATAACGCACTTGCTGATGCTAGAGGAATACGAGATTATATTTTAAATGAAAAAACCAAAAAAGAAAGTTAAAAAGAAAGATCTTATAAAAAATAATGTAGTAAACCAACTTTTAGATATTGGTAAAGCTAACCATAGAGAAGGTAACGTTAAGAAAGCTGAAGAAGCTTATCGATATGTTATTGAATTAAGTCCTATGAACTTTGAGGCTCTTTATCTTTTAGGAGTGTTACATGCTACCGTTGGAAATCTTGATGATTCTATAGAATTTCTAAAACTATCTATACAAGCTAACCCTGTATATTCATTAGCATATAATGACCTTGGAGTTGTACTTCAGCAAAAAGGCGATGTTACTGGGGCTACTGCAAATTTCAAAAAAGCTCTCGAACTTAATAGTAAGTTATCGGAAGCTCAAAATAATTTAGGAGTTTCTCTTCAAAGTAAAGGGGCGCATGAAGAAGCTAAGGAATGTTTCAAAAAGGCAATGTTAATTAATCCTTATTATTTTGATGCTTGTAATAACTATATATTTGCTTTAGATTTATCAAAAGAACAAACTGTAGAATCTCTAATTCAAGAACGTAAAGATTGGACTAAAATTCATGAAGTTCCACTCCTTTCTAAACAAAAACCTCACGATAATGATTTATCGATTAACCGTAAATTGCGAATAGGTTATGTGTCGGCAGATTTTAGACTTCATAGTGCTAGTTTTGTTTTTGGTGCTATGCTTAATTTTTATGATAAGTCGAATTTTGAAGTGTATGCTTATAACAATTCTACTACTAAGCCTGACTCTAGGACAGTGGCTTTTAGAGAGAAAGTAACACGATGGAGAG